TCTGCAATCATTACACAGGCTATACTCGGTGAAGTCAAAAGGTTCACCGCATTGTTCGCAAATAGATAGTTTCATAAAAAGAAAAAGCCCAACCACGGAGAGAGTGCAGTCAGGCTTTTGTGGAATTACGTTATTAACGGACAGGAGTTGTCCAACAAGCAGTATTATAGCATACTTTGCCATTTCTGTTCAACAACATTATGCGTTTATCCTTTGTTTAGCTATTTCAAAGTTATTAGGATTTAATTCTATACCTATAAAATCCAATCCTTTATTTTTTGCTGCAACGCCAGTAGTTCCAGAACCCATAAAATTATCCAAAATAACATCATTAGGTTTAGATGCAATTGTTAATACTCTTTCAGCTAAGGCTAATGGCATTTGAGTTGGGTGCAACCTTTCTGCCTTTGATATATTATGTGGAACATACCAAATAGAACTAAGAGCATCATGTATGCCACAATCTTCATTCAAGTAAATATCATTGCCTTTTGATAAATGATAAATAATTTCATAATCTAAATGAAACCTAGCATTTGTGCTATCAAACGAACCAGCATACTTCCAAATGATAAATGACTTAAAATTAAACTTTTGAAAGCCATCCGTAAATTCTAACCAATGAGGAGTTCTAATAGTCTTGTTTAATGTTTTGCTTTTGATATTACAAAATATTTGACCATTTGGTTTTAACACCCTGTAATACTCATCAAATACTTTATCTAAAAATTCTGAATATAACTTCAGAAACAATACATCTTTACTTTTTGCAGTATATCCAGCACCAGATATGTCTTCATAGGGCGGACTTGTTAAGATAATATCTACACTATTATCATCTAGCGTTTTCATCATATCAACACAATCACCTTGTAATAATTTAAGCATTTATTCTCCTTGATGCTATTGTCAGTAAGTTATCGTATGCCATGTCCAATTGCCAGAAAAAGGCTAAAGGTGGCTTAGCACCTAAGTATTTAGCATAGATAGCGTCTTGTTGTCCTTGTTCTAAGCTATGCACAATAGCGTGTATTGTTCTAATATTACTCATGTCCTGAGCAGAACACATCTCTTCAAATGCCTCTGAAGTTGACTCGCCTCCTGATGACATGCCTATACTTTTAGATGGATAACCTAGTTTGTGATTATCCGACTTCATCCATAAAGACCAATCCTCAAGAATGGACAGTAAGCGTTCCATACTAATCATATTGTGTTAGCGTATATGCTACGCTTTGCCCAAATGTTTCTTGTGTGGTTCTTTGTTGAAGGTTATGTTTAGCGTCATCTGCATTATGACTGATAACACCTTTTATCTGGTCTTCTGTAAAGTTTGCTGTGTGTCCAAATATACCTTGTAGCGGATGTGGTTGTGGAATGTAATAGTGCATAAGTCTATTATCTTTATCTTTGAATGCGTGTATATGACCTTCCATCTTCATGGTAACAAGCAAATTTTTAATGGTGTGATAATTACCATCTACATATGCTGCTATATCTTTTATAGCTTTAGGCTCTGTAAGGTAAGCTAGTATTTTATCCCTGGTATTCACGATACATCCTTAACTTTACAATGCCACTTCTTCTTATCATCTTGATGCCAACCATGTACATGAATAGTCCAACCTGCTTCACGAACTGGACCTACGTTTTCATGGTCACCTATCTTCTTTACTCTAGCTGACATATTTGTTGCTGTAGTTGTTTGCACAGCCAATGTTTCTTTTCCTTTTAATGCTAGTATATCTATAAAACCAAATAAATCTTGACGTATCCTAGCATAACTATTCCAATGCTCTGTAATCCAACATGTGTATCCTTCTTCTCGTAATTTTTTAAGACTTAACTGCGTTGGGCTAGTTGCCATCAAATTGACTTTCGTTAGGTTTTTCAAATCCGTCTTTAAATCTTTTCTCTACATCACCGGTGGACTTATTAAGTTCGTATTCATAAGTGTGTGGTGATACATCATCACTATTTTGTTTTTTACGGTGATGCTTAACAATATCTTCTATAATAAGAACATTAGCTAACTCTTCTTCAGTTAAAGTAATGCCTTCTTTTTTAAATATCTTATCCCAGTTACTTTCAAATGTATCTGCATCTACGCTATAAGGTCTTGGTGCTGAACCTTTACCCATTGTTTATCCTTTCTGTTGCTATGTCAAAGTAATTTTTATCTAACTCTATACCTATAAAGTTTCTATTAAGGTTCTTACAAGCTACCCCTGTAGTTCCTGAACCCATAGTAAAATCTAAAACAATTTCATTTTCATTTGTATATGTCTTAATTAAATATTCAAGCAATGCAACTGGCTTTTGTGTTGGATGCAAATTTCCATCTTTACTTAAATTATTAGGGCGAGGAAAAGTTAATATATTTTTTGGATAACCGACCCCACTTTGCTTTTTTAACCCTAAATTTCCACAAACTTGACTTTTTGATGTTGATATTTTTCCAAATGGTTTTTTAGTTTTTTCATTGTTAAATTGTGGATTGTAAGTTGGTTGATTAGAATAAAACAATAAAATGTTTTCAACGCATCTTAAAGGTTGTTTTTTTGCCATTGCAAAATTTGTCACCATAATTTTATTCCATACCCATTCGTATTTAAACATTTTAAGATTAGACATTACTAATGCAGAAGTAAATGGTTGGCTTCCAAACAATACAATAGCACCATTAGGTTTAATGACACGCTTTAACTGCTCCCACATAGGCTCAAAAGGAATAACACTATCCCATTTACAAGCTGTAGTTCCATAAGGTGGGTCTGTAATGATGGCATCTACACTAGCGTCAGGTATAGTTTTCATTAAGTCAAGGCAATCACCATGTAATAAATTTATCATTTAACTGTTAAATGTCCGTTAGTAAATAACCAACCTATAGTTTTACGGTGTGCTTCTTCCCATGCTGCTATTCTATCATGCTTATCTAATGATTTGTCATTATCTATCATATGGTGGCATTGGTGACATAGAAACGCTATGCGGTGGTCGTGGGATTTAATTCCGACCCCTTTTCCGTCTCTTAGCTGATTGCTATGTGCAGATACAACTGTTCCGTCTTGAATAGAACACATCATACATGGTGCTCCATCTGCTAACTTTAAAAGTTTAGGGTTTCTATAGTTCATACTAATAAAAAATCCATTTTATCAAATCTATACACATTGACCTTTCGTTTGCTTGTTTGTTTCCAAGTATTCTTGTGAGATATTCCTTGTCTATCTGCAATATGAACCCAACCCATTGCTTTCCAAAAAACATTACTTTCTAAATCATCTGCACAACCGCATTGCCATCTAAAAGTAAACTTTGTTTCACCATAAGTAATAACATAGTCAAGCAATAATTTACCTCTTAATAATTTTCTTGCGTCTGTTTGAATACATATTTGAGCTATACGACCTATTCTCATATTTGCATGCGGCAATCCAAAACTACACAAACAAAACCCTACTAAATCTTTATTACATTCTATTATAAACAATTTATCGTTACAAACATTACTCCATCTATCACCAGTTTTAATGCCTGTTATTGCTGCTTCATAAGCCATTTTAGGAATAAACCCTAATGAACTACTTTCTTTTTTACTTAAACTAATAACATAAGGCAAGTCTTCTAATGTGGCTAGTCTTACATTACCTAAATCTTCATCCACTAGTAATCCCAACCCCAACCCATAGTCTGACCCCATACCTCTATCTGTTGTTGGTATTCTGTCATTTCACTTGTGGTTAGTTTAGTTGTTGACTTTATAAGTTCTACAGGCATACCTGCTATTTCTGTTTGGTATCGTAAGAATTTAAAGCCACAAAGTTCATGGATGCGGTCTTTCTCAATACCTAAATGATTACTTAAACTTGTGTATAGTTCCCATAACCTTTCGTTCTGTTCAAGACTTCTGTTAAGTTTAGCGTCTGTTACTGTTACAAGCATGAGTTTTGTAAAGTCAAGTTTTTTTAGTTTCTCTATATGCTGGTGTATGTTGTCTTTGGTTAGTGCCCACTTTATCATCTCTC